GTCCCGTACCACCTGGACCGACCTCGGCATCGACGGCCACATCGGCGAGATGCTGCTGAACCACACGCTGGGGAAGATCGCCAGCACCTACATCCACACCCAGGCCATGCAGCAACGCCGGGCAGCCCTGGAGAAGTGGCACGCCTGGTTAGACGGCATCGGCTTTGGTGCTATTCACGGCCTTACCAAGGCCTTATCCGAAATTTCACAGAATTCGGCCCAGCCAGCGGAACACAAGGCCTCCAGCGACCTTGCCGAATTTGTAATTAGCGAGGATTCAAAGTGACAAGGAAGAGCCATGGCCCCGCCTTCAAGAAGGCTGCGATCAAGTTGGCTCAGTGCCCTTTGTGCCGTGGGAGAGCGGTCACTCAGGGCGTGTTTCACGAACTGCCATGCGACCACTGCAATGCCTCGGGCTTTGTGGCGGCTGCAACCGGCGAGGCCTTGGCCCTGGATGAACTGGTGACCCAGCTCAGCATGAGGCTTCGAGCAGCGCTCCGGCAGATCGAGCAGTTGAAGAACCCTCAGGCATCCGGGCCTGAGGCGACATATCAGGGAAGCAACCGGCGCGGCGCCGGCGGCACTAACCACACCGGGGATTGAGGGGGAAGGACATGAAAAAGCGAACCTACGTAGACAAGGCCCTGGGTGACACCGCGTACATGCTCGAGCAATGGGGCTGGTGGCGCATGGATGGAATGGGCGTGCCTCAGTACATATGCCCGCTGTATGCGCTTATGAAGGAGCACGCTCCAGCGGAAGGAGGGCTTAAGCAGTACGTGATCACGGACGACCTAGCACTTGCCGTGGACGGTGCTGTGGCTAGGCTGAACAAGCGCAACCCGCAGATGGGCGGCTTCGTCTGGCTGTACTTCGGTGCTAAGTGGCCGGCGTTACGGATCGCTCGCGAGCACAAGATGGGAGAAGCGAAGGCGCGCGAGTTGATCAACACCGGAGTGGCCTGGATTGACTGCGCTTTGGAGCAGTTGCGAGAGGCTGCATAAAAAGCTTTCCGCGCGGATAAACACCTGTTTTCATAGCAGCGTGTCCAGCTTGCAAGCAACGCGACACAGAAGAACCCCGGCCATTGTGTCGGGGTTTTTTGTGAGAGCTACAAGCAGTGGTGATTATCTGGCGCCATCGTATTGACATCATTCTCTGTTGAAGCGATGTTTAGCCCTATGGTCAATTTTTCAAGGATGTCTCCATGCTGAAGATGCTTGCTCTCGCCGCTGCACTGTTCGCCACCACTTCGATCGCAACTGAAAAGGTTACGGTTTCCGATCTACAGGTTACAAACAACGGAGCCTATGCATCGGTTGAAGGGCTCGCGCTGAACAACACCCAGACCACGCTCCGTAACGTATTTGTGAAGTTCAAGCTTTACAATTCGTCCGGACAGATCGTGGGCAACACTATCGCCCATGGCCAAGATATTGGCCCTGGTGAGACTTGGAAGTTTTCAGCCCCGGCTACAGGGGAGTTCACAGAGGCGGAGCTATCTCAGGTTCAGGCTTTCTGAAGCAAAACCCCGGGTAGCTCGCCGGGGTTTTCGCATTTCTATCTGCCAAGTTTCTCCATGGCTGCATCGGCAAGGAATGAAGACCGGCTCTTCACGTTGTGATCGCGCACGTACCGGTCGATCTGCTGAATGACGAAGCCGGGCAGGGTGACATTGACCTTCTCGGTCTTGCCCAGGTACGGCGTGATGTCGATTTCCAACATGCCCCAGCCCATGTCGGCGAAGTCCGGATTGTTCCGGTGCGCTGCCGCGCTGGTCGGCATGGGAATGGCCTGGCCATTGCCGGCAATTTCTTCCAGCATGATGTGGGCTACCTCGACTGCTGCCGCATAGGCCTCCTCGAAGGTGTCGCCAGCGGTGACAGCGCCTGGAATGTCAGGGATCTGAATGCCGGTAGCGGTGTTCTCGTCGCCCCACTCGATGCAGATTGGGTATTGCATGGTTCTCTCCTACAGAGGTGCAAAGGGTGAAGCCGGGTTATTTCAACCCGGCTCGTTCCTTGATGCTCTTTACCGTGCCGATCGGTAAGTCTTTCTTGGGGTGCGGCACTGGTATCGAGTTTGGGTTGTTGGGGTGTTTGAAGATGTGGTGGCTTCCGGTGACACGTTTCAGAACCCATCCAGCAGCTTCAAGCTCCTTGATCAACTGCCTACTTTGCACCTCCGTCTCCTTGTGTTGTTGATGTGATAATTATACCTCTAGGCGTATAGTTCGTAAAGATAAAAGATGCGCCTAGGGTTATTTTTTTTGTGTAGACAAACCGTCTGCACGATTCGCAAGGCTCGCTATCACGGCGGGCTTTTTCTTTTGCGCTCCCCGCAACGGGAGGAATCGAGATGGCCCATATGCCAGAGAAAGATCCCGGCCTGTGGGCCGCCCTGATTGCGTGGGTGATTGCCCACCAGCCCCAGCTATTTGCCGCTGGCCTGTCCGTCGCGATTGCGGTCCTTCGGGTGGTGTATGGCGGCGGCACCCGGAGGCAGATGTTCTTGGAGGGCGCGTTGTGCGGCCTCATTACCCTGGCCCTGGTGCCGTTGCTCGAATGGATGGGCCTGCCACAGGGTATGGCCACCTTCGCCGGCGGCATGGTCGGCTTCATGGGTGTAGAGAAGCTTCGCGGCTACTCCGATCTGTTTCTATCTCGCAAGGCTCAAGGGTGACCCGATGATCACGCTGACCGGAATCAACCGTAACGCCATTCACTTGGCTCCCGCCGCTATCGCTTCGGTAACAGAAGCAGGTGCTAGTAGCCAATGGCATGGCATCTGCGCCATCGTTCGCACGTTCGACGGCCAAGTGCTGGAGGTGCGTGAGCGAGCTGCCGATATCGCCGCCCAAGTTGGCATGCGGCGAGAGATATAAATGGTGGCCAGGACTAGAGCGCCATTCACACCCTGCAAGCTCTATGTGGACGGCGCGGAAGGCATCGCGGTTGGCGATTACATCACCACTGCTGCTGGGTCTGCCTACCTGGTGCAGACGCTTCGGGTGAGCCGCACTCGTCCTGAGCGAAAGCACATGGACTGCCTACGCTGGCCGATCGCCGAGGTGCCACCTGATGCACGGTGTTATGAGATGACTTGGTACAAGAGGTGAGGAGCGCCGGCATGGCTAGGATGTATGCAACGATCGTTTGCCGCCATCGCTGGTGGTTGAAGTACTACCTGGCTGGCATGCTGGCCATGGCGCAGGTCACAGGATGTGAGCCGAACCCTGGTCGGGTTGCCTACTGGGTCGGTCGCGGCCTGAAGGTTGAGGTGCGCTGATGGCCAGGCTCAGGACGCTCGGTTCTCGCATCAAGGAGAGCGCAGGCTTACGGGTCAAGCTAATCACACCCGGCAGCTGGCGAAGCGGCATGACCAGCTCCCAGCGTGGCTATGACTATCGATGGCAGCAGGCGCGAGAGCAATATCTGCGTGATAACCCGCTGTGCATCTACTGCGAGAGGAACGGTCGCACAACTGCCGCCGGGATTGTCGACCACATAGTTGCTCACCGTGGAGACAAGGTTCTCTTCTGGGATCAGACCAACTGGCAGAGCCTCTGCAAGCTTTGCCACGACTCCGTCAAGCAGGCCGAGGAGGCGGCGGGACTGGGTGGCTGAGGCGTCAGCGGATCGTCGAAACCCGCGCACGGGGACGTAGAGGCACGCCAGTGACGTGCCGCGAAAGGGGTAGGGGGGTCAAAAGCCTGGGATTCTCATCTAGCTAGACCGCCACCGACCCCACGTACAGATTTTTTTCCCCCACAGGATTTTTGTTAAATGGCTTTAACATCCCGCAAGCGTGCATTTATTGCAGCGCTTAGGGAAGGTGCGTCCAATCGGGACGCAGCTGTTGCTGCTGGTTATTCGGAGAAGACCGCGTCTGCGGCGGGGTCTCGGCTGGTGAAGGACAAGGATGTGGCGGCCGAATTGGCCAAGCTGCGCGCCTTGGGTCTGATGCCACCAGATGTTAAAGCAGATGTTAAAACGCATGTTAAAGCTAACCAGGCGCCGGAGCCCTCGTCTCAAGCTGAGCCGAGGGTCGAACCGGCCGCTGCGACGGACGAGCATGCCGATCCGGAGCCTGCTGGTTTCGACCTAATGCAGGCGCTGCTCCACCGCGACCCTAAGGACTTCCTGTTGTCGGTGATGAACGACCTTGGGTCCGAGCCGAAGCTACGGGTCGATGCAGCCAAGGCCTTGATGCCGTTCGTGCATCCTCGCAAAGGCGAGAGCGGCAAGAAGGATCAGGCCCAGGCTAAAGCTGAGCAGGCATCGACCGGTAAGTTCGGCGCTCGCCGCGGTCCGCTGAGGTCGGTCAAATGATGGCGTGGACAACTGCATGCCCCGACTGGGAGCAGCGCATCGTCAGCCGGCAGAGCCTCATCCCGTTCAAGCCGTTGTTCCCGACCGAGGCTGAGGAAGCCTTGGAAGTGTTCGGCGCGCTGCGCATGGTCGATGCCACTGGCAGCCCGCTGATGTCCGAGACTGTGCGCGACTGGGTCAACCAGTTTGTGGCAGCCATTTTCGGGGCGTATGACCCCGATGAAGGCCGGCGCCTCGTCAGTGAGTTCATGCTGCTGATCAGCAAAAAGAACGGTAAGTCCACGATCGCCGCCGGCATCATGCTCACGGCACTGATCCTGAACTGGCGGCTTTCGGGCGAGTTCATCATCCTGGCGCCCACCAAAGAGATCGCAGACAACTCCTACATCCCGATACGCGACATGGTGCGGGCAGACGAAGAGCTCGATGCCCTGCTTAAGGTGCAGGACCACCTGCGCACTGTGACTCACCGGCAGACCAACGCAACGCTCAAGGTGGTGGCGGCTGACAGCGAGACGGTTTCAGGAAAGAAAGCCATCGGCGTGTTCGTCGACGAGCTTTGGGTTTTCGGCAAGCGCGCGAACGCCGAGGCGATGCTGCGCGAAGCCACGGGCGGCCTGGCGTCTCGCCCCGAGGGCTTCATCATTTGGGCGACAACCCAGTCCGATGCTCCGCCCGCCGGCGTATTCCGACAGAAGCTGATGTACGCCCGCAAGGTTCGGGATGGCGAGATCGTCGATAAGTCATTCCTGCCGGTGTTGTACGAATTCCCGAAAGCAATGCTCGACGCTGGCGCGCATCGAGACTTCTCGAACGCTTACATCACCAACCCGAACTTGGGGCTGTCGGTTGATGAACCGTTCATTGAACGCGGGTATGCACAGGCCCAACTGGATGGTGAGGAGTCGTTCCGGGGCTTCCTGGCCAAGCACCTCAACGTCGAGATCGGTCTGGCGCTGCTGTCGGATCGCTGGGCTGGTGCCGACTATTGGGAGCAGCAAGCATCCGAGGACTGCCGGACGCTGGAGGACCTGATAGCGCGCTGCGAAGTGATCGATATCGGTATCGACGGCGGCGGCCTCGATGACCTGCTCGGCTTCGCAGCCGTGGGGCGCGAACGGGACACTCGCCGCTGGTTGATGTGGACACACGCTTGGGCGCATCCGTCAGTGCTTGAGCGCCGGAAAGCTGAGGCGCCTCGTATTCGCGACTTTGCCAACGACGGCCATCTGACGCTGGTAGAGCGGATCGGCAACGACATCGACGAAGTGGCACAGCTCGTTTCGCAAGTTGAGTTATCCGGCCTACTGGACAAGGTGGGCCTCGACCCAGCAGGAGTCGGAGCGATCCTAGATGCGCTCGAGTTCGCAGGCATCCCGCGAGACAAGATCGACGGCATCTCGCAAGGCTGGCGACTAGGCGGGGCGATTAAGACGGCTGAGCGGAAGTTAGCTGAAGGCACTCTGCTTCACGGCGGCCAGCCGATGATGGCCTGGTGTTGTGGTAACGCAAAGGTTGAACCCCGAGGAAACTCGATTCTCATTACGAAGCAAGCGAGCGGCTCGGCGAAGATCGACCCGCTCATGGCGCTTTTCAACGCCGTGACGCTTATGGCCCTCAATCCTGCCGGCCAAGGTGGCATGGAAAACTTCATGGCTGGCATCCGGGACCCACTGATCGCATGAACGCACTTCATATTTTCATCGCCTGCGCTCTGTCGGCGTTCTGCCTGGCATGTGCTGGGGTGTGGGTTCTGGCTGGCACTGGCTGGGCCTTGTTGGCGGGGGCGGTGAGTCTCTTCAGTATCGCCG